CGGTCGCCACAAGCTCGCGGATGGTGCTCGGGGTGAGGATCGGCTGGCCGGCGCCGAAGCGGGTGCCATCGTCCGCGAGCTTGTGGCGACCGTACTTGCTGGTGATCACGCTTTGCAGACGGCGCACGATAAAGGCCGACTGGTGCATGGTCTCGCTGTCCAGGTAGGAGTTGTCCGCCTGGCCGTAAGCGTTTTTCTGGTAGGTGGTGATCGCCCGCTGGATGCGCACGTAACCGCCTTCGTAGTACGCGGTGGCGAGACCGTAGCTGAGCAGCGACTGACGTTCGGTCAGGGTGAAGCGCTCGCTGGCTGCGGCAGGATCGATACCCGCCAGGCTACCGCTCTGGGTCGGACGGCTGGCGTCGGCGGAGATGAACACCGAAGTCCGCGCGGCCAAGGCTGCGGCCTGGACCCAGAACGGTTGTGGCACACCCGGCTCCATGGCCAGGATGGTCATGTGCTGGTCGTTGCGGGTTTGACCGGCAGCCACCAGGGTGCCGACAGTACCGCGCTTGGCGGTGTAGACATGACCGAACAGTTGCTTGGACCAGGACCAGCGACCAACGCTGTCGTTCATCGCTGCTTGCCAGGCATTCAGGGTTGCCACATCGGACCACGGCTGGCAGATGAATTCGAACGGTTCGTCACCGAGTGCCGCGAGTGCCGCAACCTGGTCCGGCACACCGGTGCCACCGGCCATTGGCGCGGAAACGATGGTCAGGCCGGCAGGGGTCTGCTCGCCATTGCTCTTGCCCAGGCGATTGAACTGCAGGTTGATGTCGTTGCCGCTGTCACCGGTCCATTTGCAGGTCAGGGTCACGGTGCCATCGACGGCCACGGCGCTGACCGGCAGGTCGGTCGCAGCGTTGACTTGCAGTGCCAGGGTGGTAGCGGCTTGGGCGGCGGTCGCCCCGTTGACCACGGCGGCCTGCACCCGCACACCACCGACATACAGGTTGAGCACGCCACTTTCGGTGGCGGCGCCAGTCAGTTTCAGATCGGCCTTGGCGATGCTGCCCACGGTGCTTTGCAGCGGCAGGCACCAGATCTCGCCGACGGGATCGGTCTTGCGCCAGGTGTCATACATCGAGGCGAGCATGGAACCCTGGCCACCAATGCTTTTCGCCAGGGCGACGCTGGAAACCAGCACCAGGCTGCCGACTTCGGTGCTGGTGGCGTTGTCGTTGACCTGGGCGACGATCAGGCCACGCAGGGTCGACGACGCGCTATTGGCCGCCGAGTTGTCCATTTCGGCGTAGAACAGCGGAACACGCAGGTCCGCGGGGATATTGCTGAATCCGATAGCCATTATTGGGCATCCTGTGGTTGTGCCGCTTGCACGGCGTTGAGGGTGATATCGCCATCCGCCAGACGACGGCGCCACCAGGCGCTGTCGGCCACTTCACGGCCTTCGAGCGGTAGCAGGTCGCCGGCTTCCGGGTCCGGTACGGCGCGGCCCGGGGCCGGCACTACGGTGATGCGTTGGGTCATTGCGTTACGTCTCCAGAGAAAGTCAGCTCCAGGCGCCCGTCGGGGCCTGGGCGGTGCAGATTGGGGTCGGCGGGATCGATGGCATCGACCTTCACCGTGACCCCGGTAAAAGACGGCAAGCCGTCCAATTCACGCTCGTGCCAGGTTTCGGCCGGGTCCGTGGAGCGATTGCGCCCCAGTTGGAACTCGGCGAAGAAATGCAGGCTATAGAGCAGGCGGCTGGCGTTGATAGAGATCAGTTCGCCGCCGTCGTATTCGATGGGGTTGTAATAGGTGTCGGGTTTGAAGCCGACCAGGGCCCGCCAGAGTTCGGCGCGCAGGCTGTGGAGTTGGTCGAAGGCTTGGGCACCGTTGCTGGCGTCGAGCACCAGGGTCAGCTCCAGGCGATCGGTCAGGGTTTGCCGGGCGACACTTTGTGAAGCGTCCTTGCTCGCCAGGTCGGTCATCACGGTGACGAAGGCCGCCGGGGTTTGCAGCGTGGTGTTGCTTTGCAACAGGTCGAGATCAAGGCCGGTCGAGATATGTTGGGCAAGACTGGGGCATTGAGCACGCAGTTGCGTGAGAATCGGGGTGATGTTCATGGGGGTTCACCGGGTAATAAAAAACCCGTCGATTGACGGGTTCGACAGGCAATCACTTGCCTCCAGAAAGCCCGCGTCCTTGCGGGCTGGGCCCTGCTCTCGGGCCCGGTGGCTCCAGTCCATTGGTGGTATCCGGGGTGCTCGTTGCTCGGGTCGCTGTCCAGCTATTGTTCCGGCCGAGTCTCGGGGGGAGGTGTTTCGTCAATTCCCAAGCGTTTGGCCGCCCAGCGTTCATAAATGCCTATAGCGGCGTCCGCACCGGCCATCGCGGTCAGGCAGCCAAAGGCGCCAGCGGTCCAGATCGATACGCCGGCGGCATACAGCAGCATGATGGTCGACACGCCGCAGACCATGCAGGCCCCGGAGCGCAGTACCAGCCGCCGCAGCAGAACCCAGCCGCGGGCACCGTCCTTGTCGGCGCGCCACATTTCGCCGGAAACCCCGCCGACCACGGCCAGCAGGATGACCAGCCAGATAGGCATGTCCACCAACGCTTGTTGCTCGCTCGTCATGTCACGCCTCCTGCAATAAAAAAGGGCCATTCATTGGCCGGTGATGGTTTGGGCTTGTTGTTCAAAGTAAAGGGTTCTCTTGAGAGCCCGCGTTCGGTGGGCATTCCAAAAAGCCCGGTCGCCCAGGCTTTTCAGTAATACGGTCCTGATGTCCAGCCTTGAAGCCGATCGCGTTTTGCGCGATGAGGACTCCCGGCCGGACACCTGATCTTTCGGCGCTACTGGCGCGGTACGGATCGATTCAAATTGTTCTTCCGACCGCGACCCTGTCCGCCGGATAACTGCTTACGGTGCTTTACGCTGCACACCCGGGTCAGTTGCCAACCCTCTGAACCGTCAAGGCCGGTTCATCGCTGCCTGTTCTTTGAAGCGGTGCCACTAAAGAGCGGTGGGTTGCCCCTGGCATCTCTGCCTGTCACCGACCTTTCTGGCCGGCTTGAGACAAAGAATATGCATGTATGCATATACAGTCAATGCACAAATGCATTTATTTATGCGTGTCGTTTGCGTAAATGCATGGAAGCCATGCAGATCAAGGGTCGGAGCTTTTTTGCGGCCGAAAAAAAACCCACATGGCTGTGGGTTTTTTCTCAATCAGAAGCGCTTAGCGGGCGTACATGCCCCACCAGAAGACGTGACCGAGGATGGTGATCTGCTCTTCCTGGATCTCCTGGAAGCTGTAGTCCTCATCCGGGTGTTCGTCGCGATTGAAGCTGCGCAGGCGGATCCCGGTCGGCAGGCGATAAAGCTGCTTCACCCGCAGCTGACCGTTGTGGTTGATGGCGTAAAGGTCGCCATCGACGATATCGCCGATAGCGCTCTTGCCTGCGTTGACCCCGACCGTGGCGCCGTCGCGCAGTACCGGCAGCATGCTGTTGCCGCGCACGGTCACGCACTTGGCCTGGTCGAACTGCACGCCGTTGTGGCGCAGGCTGCGCTTGCCGAAACGCAGGCTGGCCTTCTCGCTCTCTTCTATGACGAATCTTCCTGATCCAGCGGCCAATTCAACCTCGCGAAGAAAGGGGACCGACACTTCGTCTTCATCGACGGGCGTATCGTCGTCCCACAGGCTTATATCCTTGAGTTCGGAGTGCGGCGTGCCCTGCTCCTGATCCCGGGCAGCGGCAACCGGTGCGCGTCCGCGCAACTGGTCGGTGCTGATGCCGAAATACTCGGCGATCTTCGAGATGTGCTTGTCCGAAGGATCGACGATCTTCCCGCTGAGGATGCGCGACAGGGTGGATTGGGGCACGCCGGTACGACGGTGAAGCTCCGTGGGGGAGATCCCGTGACGGTCGAGCAGTGCTCGTAGGACGGTAGAAACGTTGCGTATTTGCATAATGCGCATATTGCTTGCGCTTTTCGGGAATGGCAAATGCTGATTTGCATATTTTATGCATAGATATATGCATGGACATCCAGTAAGCCTGATATTCCTATGCGCTTTCATTCCTCCCCATCCGGATAGGCTTGAAAAGGCCATATCAGCGGACATCCAACCACCCGTGTTAACCTTGCCGCCATCGAAAAAGTCCCGCGCCAGGCGCCCGACTTCGCACTCCACTCAAAACGAATCCGCCTAAGTATCCGATGAGTAAAAATAGCCCCGATCTGTCCTCCCACACTCCGATGATGCAACAGTACTGGCGCCTGAAGAACCAGCACCCCGACCAGCTGATGTTCTACCGCATGGGCGATTTCTACGAGATCTTCTATGAGGACGCGAAGAAGGCCGCCAAGCTGCTCGATATCACCCTCACCGCCCGTGGGCAATCGGCCGGGCAGGCGATTCCGATGTGTGGGATTCCTTACCACTCCCTCGAAGGTTATCTCGTCAAGCTGGTGAAGCTCGGCGAATCGGTGGTGATCTGCGAACAGATCGGCGATCCGGCCACCAGCAAGGGGCCTGTCGAGCGTCAGGTGGTGCGGATCATCACCCCCGGCACCGTCAGCGACGAGGCCCTTCTCGATGAGCGCCGCGACAACCTGATCGCCGCGGTACTGGGCGATGAGCGTCTGTTCGGCCTGGCCGTGCTGGACATCACCAGCGGCAACTTCACCGTCCTCGAAATCAAGGGCTGGGAAAACCTGCTGTCGGAGCTGGAGCGGATCAACCCGGTCGAGCTGATGATCCCGGATGATTGGCCACAGGGCCTGCCGGCAGAAAAACGTCGTGGGACACGTCGTCGCGCCCCGTGGGATTTTGAGCGTGACTCCGCGCTCAAAAGCCTCTGCCAGCAATTTTCCGTACAGGATCTGAAAGGCTTCGGCTGCGAAACCCTGACCCTGGCCATCGGCGCCGCCGGTTGCCTGCTCAGCTACGCCAAGGAAACCCAGCGCACCGCCCTGCCCCACTTGCGCAGCCTGCGCCATGAACGCCTGGACGACACCGTGGTGCTCGACGGCGCCAGCCGCCGTAACCTGGAACTGGACACCAACCTTGCCGGT